GTCGTGGCGCATGCGCGCGTGGGGGCTGGGCTCGACGTGGGTGGCGTCCGGGGGGACGCTGAATCCGTCGTGGCCGATCTGATGGGTGGTCTCACTCATGGGCGGGTCCTTTCCGGCCGTTGGGGGGCGGCCGATGGGTCAATCATGAACTGCCGAGGGGTGGGAAGCCCCTTGTTTGTGCGCCAGGATCTGCGCTGCGTCAGGGGCTGCGGTGGGCTGCGTTGAGATCGAGGGAGAAAGATGGAGAAGGCGAGGGGTTCTTGGTGGGGGGAGAGGGTGAGAAAGACGGGCAAGGATGATAGCCACTCACTCACTTTCTGCGCATTCGAGCTCCGAATTATGGCCTAATTTCTGCCTTTTTGGTTGCCAGACCAGACTATTCTGTCTGCGTTATCAGTTCGTCAGTTCGGGAAACTCCGAAATGAACCAGCGTTCACTGGCCTGGTGCCTATATCGAGAGAATTCGCTCGTCCTGGTGGGTCTCCATCGGAAAAAGGCCCGACTCGTCGTATTCGCCACGCGCATGAAAGATATCGCTTCCATAATCAAGAACCGCACACGCGCGGCGCAGGCGCTCGCTGGTCTCAGACCCGTTCTCGCACGAGGCGGTGTAGTTTCTGCAAGGAAGGCAGGGGGGAGAGGCCAGGCTGCACTGGAGCAAGAACTGGGCACGTTAGTGTAGTGGGCAACCACTGGCTTTCCCGACCTGCAAAGTGGTTACCCACTTCGCCAGCTGCCCCTACCAAGTGGGCAACCACTGTATCAGCTGCATACGAGCGCGCGCTAGGCACGAGCTGCACAGCGCTAGCGCTCCCTACTGAGCGATTCCTTGGCGGCGAGTCGTGCCCGGCTCGGGAGGAAGGGCTCGCTCCAGGCCAGGCTGGGCTGGGCCCGGCCTCGGCTGGCCGCCAGCGCTCCCTGAAGGGCAGTCTCCGCTCGGGCTTTTCGCTCGCTCGCTTGGGCGCACGCGCGCACGGGCGGGGCCGACCCGCCCCGTGGGGGCGGGCCGACCCGTGGAACGGGGTTACGCGAACGCGGGACGCATCACGTCGGCGTGGAAATGAAACGCGCGGGCCAATTCCATCCCACGGGCGAATGTCGCGCGGCCGGGGTGTGACCCGTTCCACATTTCGCGCGTGGTGGACCGCCCGTATCCCGGCCGATCCAAAAACGGGCACGCGCGACGCGGGATGATGGCATCCCACATCGCCACGATGGCACCCGACGCCGGGATCGTGCCGGGGACGATGATGGACGCGGCGACCGCGATATCCGATTGGGTGTCGCCGATGGACGCGCCGAATCGCCCACGGCCGTACGCCGGATCCGCGTTCCACGTTCCGGCCGGAACGGACCCCGCGACGATGCGCGCGTATTCGGCGGACAACCGTTCGCGTTCCGCGCGGGCCGTGTCGGGATTGGCGGTGTACGGGACGGCCGCGAACGCGTACGCCATGGCGATCACGTGGCGCGGAACCGCGACCGTTGCCGTGATCCCGGCGTCGATGAACGTCGCCGGGAACGCGGTGTGTGCCGTCGCCAACATGGCGCGCAACATGGTGATCGGCGCGCCGACGATCAATGCGTCCGGCGTGGGGTCCGGCGCGGTGTCCGGCGCGGTGTCCGGCGCGGTGTCCGGCGTGATGGCGGGTTCCGCCACGATGATCGGCGTGGACATGTCGGGTGTGGACGGGACGGGAACGGCGGCAACGGAACGGCGGGTTTTGGACATGACGCACGTGTCGGAAAACCGTCCGCATTTTGCGTACGGTGGCGGTCGCGGTCGGCGCCGCCAATCAACCAGCATCGGCGTCTGGAGCGAAAGTCTTGTCACGAGGGCAAATAGGTCTACGATACCCCCACCCCCTCAGGATAGGACCACAACAACCCCTCCCAGACCTCGATTCTTGACCAACTTCATATCACCAATCGCAAGTGTGTGGGGTGGGGACTTAGACCCCCTATATGTGGATTCGCTCTTATTTCGCTTTTTCAAATCATTGACTTTTTTCAACTTTATTGAACATTTTATCCTTCTTCATTCTTTACTTAAGAGTATAACGAAAATTAAGCGAATGTATGAATGGTATCTAAATACCCCCCTATAGGACCACAAACACCCCACCCCACCCCGTTGCGTTTCGTGAGTTGAACATGCCCACAGCCCCAGTCGCCCCAATAACGACGGCCCCGAATCGCATGAGACCGGTGCCGGTTTCGATGGATGTTCGCCCCGTCCGCCCATCCCCCCCGCGTCCACCCCATAAAAAAGGTTGACACACGCCCCCGCCCGGTCCACAATTCGGCATGGTCACCGTCATCCGCCGTCGCCGCCCCTCGCCACCACGCCCCGCACCGCCAAGCCCCGCACCGCCAAGCCCTTCCCCGAGTCCACCCGTCGAGTTCTCGGACTGGGCCACGGCCTCGCGTCCGGGCCGCCCCGCACGCCACGCCCCCCGGATCTTCGAAATCACCGAAGGCCCGCATCGCGGCCTGTCCCTGGACGGCCGGAACGTGGTGCTGGACATCGACGCGCCACGGCCCCGATGCCGCTGGCCAGAATGCCAAAATTTCGCCCTGTTGGCGGGCGTGCAGCCGTCCGAACACCTGCTGCAACGGCGGTACCGGGCCTGGTGCTATCGCCATCGGCCAGCAGCCGTGCGCCGCGATGGCCGCCCGCCCACGACGGCACGCCCGCGCTTCAACGCCGCGCGCCCGGTCACCGATGGCCGCCCCGTGTGCGTAGTCCCCGGGTGCGGACGGCCGCGTACCCGAAAAGGGACTAGGACCGACGGCAGCCCCCGGTACAAACGGGTGTGCAGCTACCATGCCAGTCCCGCGCACCGCCACGAAGTGCCGTCCCCGCCTGACCCGGTGCTGTGGGTCACGCCGATGTCCGGAGTCACGGTCTCGTGTACGCCCCGGAAAGCGGACCGCCGAGACCGAGGATTCTTGGGCAACATCGACGCGCAGATTTCGATGAAAGAATACGGGCGGCACTATGAGGTCGAGATTCCGCCGGCAGATAAGCTGCGATTACACGACCTCTTTCTAGAAGACGCCACCCCCTACCGGGCCTCGACTGACAGCCAGTTGACGCACCCCTATCCCACGGCCGCGATCACGACGTTGTTCGCGGTCTGGCGGAAAGGACACGCCTAATGCCCCGTGTACGACGTGCTGTTCCTGCGTTGCCCGCCCCCGCTGACCTGCCGGGCCGGTGCAACGCCCGCAAGCCCAATGGGCACCCGTGTGCCCTGCCCGCTGGGTTTCAGACCGACCACCCCGGCACGGGCGCGTGCTGGATCCACGGCGAGCCGGACCGGGCCGACACGATCTACCGGTATCGCGGCCTCCGCCAAAAGACGGTCCGGGCGCGCTTGCGCCAGTTGCAGACCGTCGAACGCGACGTCCTGAACCTGGTGCCGGACATCCAGCTGGTCCGGGCGATGGTCATCGACTACGTCGAGAAATACGAAGAACTGGTCGATGCCCTCCTCTACTGGTACAAGACCGGCAAGCAACGCCCCAGCAAGGTGCCGGACCTGGGCGAAGCGATCAAGGCCCTGGACACCATCAGCCGCATGGTCGAGCGCGTCCACCGCATCCAATCGACGGGCGCGATCTCGATTGACACGTTCCGCCGCATCCTGGAACAGATGGGCATCATCGTGGCCCGCCACGTCTCGGACGGGCGCGCCCTGGAAGCCATCGAGGCCGAGTGGTCCCGCGTCGTCATCGACACCCGGGCCGGGGCGGCGGCCACCCCGGCATTGCCCCCAGGGAGCCAGACCACCGACGCCCCCGCCGAGACCCGGGCCACCGCCGCCCCCGTCGATCCCGCCGCCCCGCCCGACACGGCTCCGGTCCTGCCGATGCGGACGCCGCGCCGTCGGAGGACCTCATGACCCGTCCCACGGCCCGCCCCCGGGCGATGCGGATGCCGGACCTGGACCCGGCGACCGCCCCGCTGACCCTGGCCGAAGCCGTCGCGGGCCTTCGCGCGGGGCGGTCGGGCACGACGCGCACCGACCGCGTGACCCGTTCCAAGGCCGGGGTTCAGGCATTTTGCCAACAATACCTGGCCCACCACTTCACGGACTCCTTCTGCGAGATGCACCAGGACATCTTCGCCATCTGTGACCGCCTGGGCCCGCGCCCGCACGGGGTCCGGGCCGCGCGCATCGCGCCCCGCAAATTCGGCAAGACGACGATCATTTCCCTGGGACTGGTCCTGTACGTCCTGGCGTATCAGTTGCGGCACTTCGTGCTGCTGATTGGCGAGTCGGCGACCACCGCCGAGGCGAACCTGGCCACCGTGGCCCAGGAAATCGAAACCAACGAGCTGCTGTTGCGGGACTTCCCCCACCTGGCCCCGGCGTATGACCAGCGAGGCCAAACCACCAAGTGGACCGACCGACAGATCGTGTGCGCCAACTCCGCGACCGTCATGGCCAAGGGCATGGGGGCGCGCATGCGCGGCGTCAAGTACCGCCAGTTGCGTCCCGACCTCGCCGTCATCGACGACCCAGAAAGCCCGGAAACGGCCGACACGTTCCTGAAGCGCCAACGGCACAAGCGCTGGTTCGGCGGCACGTTCATGGGACTGGGCGCGACGGACTGGGACATCATCATGATCGGCAACTTGCCGCATCACGACTGTCTGATCGCGGACGTGGTGCGCTCGCCCGAGTGGGACGGCCTGTTGTGGCGCGCGATCAACATCCCGCCGCGCGACGAGGAAAAATACCGGCTGGGCAACACCCGCGCGGATGGCACCCCATTGTGGCCCGAGGTGTGGTCGCTGGACCGGCTGGACGCCTACAAGCGGCAACCCAATGTCGGCAGCCTCGGGTTCGTGCGGGAGATGATGAACGATCCCCGCGAGGACGAGAACAAGCACTTCGACCCGCAGGCGTTCACCTACTTTGACTTCACGCCGACGTCGCTGGTGGCGTATGGGCCACGGTTGTGGACCTACATTGACCCCGCAGGCGGCGAGAAACAAGGCGACGTGCGCCGGGGCAAGCGCGACTGGTGCGCGATTGTGACGGTGGGCCGGACGATGGACGGGTACCTGGACGTGGTGGATGTCGTGCTGACCCGGGAGTTGCCCGACCGCCAGATTGACCGATTGCTGGATGTGTATGCGGCGTTCAAGCCGCGCCAGATTGGCGTCGAGGAAAACCTGTACAAGAACTTGATTGCCCCCACCATCGTCGCGCGGTCCCGGCAGCGGGGGCTGTACCCGGCGTTGAAGCTGGTGAACAGCACCAGCAACAAGATCTCGCGCATCCTGGGCAGCCAACCGTTGATCGCCAGTGGCGTCGTCCGGTTCGCACGGCACCTGCTGGCGAAGGTCCCCGAGTATTTCGCCCAGTATGACGACTTCCCCGGGGACTTCGATGACGGGCCGGACGCGACCGAGGGCGCGATTCGGCTGGCCGAGACCGGGCGGCACTCCATGGGCCAGCTGGTCAGCCTGGGCCAAACAAGTTATTGGAAAGCCAAAAACTAGTTGACATACGGTCCCCGCTCGTATATCATATAACTGGCGAAAAGTCAACAGGATTTTCGTCTTTGCTAGGGGGTCCTGCTACATGGCTCGACGCACGCGATCTAGGCCGTCGCCCGTCGCCGCTGCCCGTCCACCGGACGTGGTGCGCGTCGGTATGAGCGAGGTCGGGTACAGCGGCCTGAATCAGTCGTCGGGCACGCTGCGAGAGGAGTTCCTGACGGAGCTCCGGGGCAAGTCTGGCATCCGCCTCTACAAGGAGATGTCGGACAACGACGCGATCATCGGTGCAATTCTGTTTGCGGTCGGCATGCTGATGCGCCAAGCCACGTGGCGCGTGGTGCCGAATCCGCTGACGCCGAACGACACCGCGACCGCCGAGTTCGTCGAGACATGCCGCACCGACATGTCGATGACGTGGAACGACGTCATCAGCGAAGTCATGACCATGCTGTCCTATGGCTGGTCGTTGCTGGAAATGGTCTACAAGAAGCGCGAAGGGTTGCAGCGCGACCCCGCCAAGTCGTCGCGCTACAGCGATGGCAAGATCGGGTGGCAGAAATTGCCGCTGCGGTCGCAAGACTCCTTGGACAGTTGGGTGTTCGGGCGCGACGGCGCGACCGCCATGGTCCAGAAGACCGCCACCAGCGAGACCGCCACTCTCCCCCTGAACAAGTGCCTGCTGTTCCGCACTCAGTCCAACAAGAACAACCCCGAGGGCCGGTCCATTCTGCGGAATGCGTATCGGGCCTGGTATTTCAAGAAGCGCATCGAGGAAATCGAGGGCATCGGCATCGAGCGCGACCTGGCCGGGTTGCCGGTGATGACGCCCCCCGAGAACCTGGACATCTGGAACCCGAATGACGGGGTGGCGGTCGCCTACCGGAACGAAGCCGAGACGATCATCCGGAACATCCGGCGCGATGAGCAAGAAGGCGTCCTGTTGCCGTTCGGGTGGACGCTGACGCTGCTGTCTACGGGCGGACGCCGCAGTTTCGACACCAGCCAGATTATCGACCGCTACGACCACTCGATGGCGATGTCGGTCATGGCGGACTTCATCGTGCTGGGCCACAACAACCGGTACGGCTCCTTTGCCTTGGCCGGTAGCAAGACGCACATGTTTGGCATGGCGATTGGTGGGTGGCTGGACGCGATTACGGAAGTCTTCAACCGCTACGCGATCCCGCACCTGTTGGCGGTGAACGGGATTCAGACCGAGACGCCCCCGATTCTCGAGCACGGGGACATCGAGGTGCCGGATCTGGAAGAGCTGGGCAACTACATCCAGAAGCTTTCCGGGGCCGGATTCAAGCTGTTCCCGAATGAGGTCTTGGAAAAGCATCTGCTGACCCTTGGCAGTATGCCCACAGAAGGCGTGGAGTTGGGCCGTGAAGCCGAGCCACCTCCCCTGCCGGGTGACGCGGACGAGGATCCGCAATCGCCCGGGAAGACGTCGGACGCAGCGTCCGGCTCCACGCCTCGGTCTTCCGCTCGTCGTCGACCGGCAGTGCAAGCGCCGGAGGAGGAGGAGGACTGATGCCCGTCGTGGTGGCGGGATTCAAGTCCTCGGGACGTCGGTCGGATCTGGTCGCCGACGCGGTGGCGGCGGCGCTCCGCGCGCACACGTCGCAGTTGAATGCTTCGCCTGCGGTTCGTAGTGTGACGCTGTCAGTCAAACTGCGCACGGATGTCCCTGCCGTGCGTGCGGTCGTCGTCGTGATCGAGACGGAACACCTCGCCGAAGGAGCGAACCCATGAGCGCACTGTCTGACTATCTCGAAGCCGGGATCATGAACAACATCTTCCGGGCGGCGTCGAATCCGTCCGTGGATGCCACGAACAACTGGTTTGCGTTGTTCACCACGGCCCCGTCCGACAGCGGCGGCGGCGTTGAGGTCAGCGGCACGGGCTACGCGCGCGTGGCGAAGGCCCGGAACGTCACCACGAACTTCGACGCCCCCGCGAGCGGCGCGACCCAGAACAGCAATGCCATCGACTTCGGCACGGCGGGCGCGGGCGGCTGGGGCAATGTGAAGGCCGTCGGGGTGTTCGACAACTCGACGGGCGGCAACCTCCTGCTGCACCAGACGCTCACGGTGGCGAAGGACGTCAACGCGAACGACCCGGTCAGCTTCGCGACCGGCGACTTCGACGTGGCGCTGACGGGAGCGTTCTCGGGCTACCTGCGCGACCTCATCCTCAATTGGCTGTTCCGAGGCACGGCGTGGCCGTCGTGGAACGCGGACCTGAAGATCTCGTTGCACACGGGCGCACCGGGCCTGACCGGGGCGAGCGAGGTGTCGGGCGGCAGCTACGCGCGGGCGACCGTCACGCGCGGCACAGGCGCGTTCACGCTGGTCACCACCACGGGCGCAACCGAGAACAGCAGCCAGATCACGTTCCCGGCGCCGTCGGGCGCGAACTGGGGCGTCGTCACCGACGCGGGCATCTGGGACGGCGCAGGGACGAACTTCCTGTTCGCCGCGACGATGGACGACCGCACGGTGAATGACGGCGACCAAGCGCCGTACATCGCGGCGGCGGCGCTGGACATCACGCTCGCGTAAGCGGGGAGGTGACTCGTGGCGCTCATCACGATTCCGCAGCAGACGCGGAGTGGCGAGTGGCAGATGACGTCCGCGTCATTGGCGGCGCGGTACGACACCTGCCAAGTGACGCTGAACATCCTGCCGACCGACTACGTGAATCCCGCGAAAACGCTGACACTAGAGGTGCGGACGTCGGCCGATAACGGGCAGACGTGGCAGCATGCGTTCGGCTTCACGTGGGTGGGCGGGCCGCGCACCGGCAAAGACGGCACGCCCAACCCGGCCCCGATGACGGGATTCTCGCTCGCCGCGTACGAGGGGCGGCGCGTCGGCGTGTTCGTGGGGATTCCCTCGCCCTTGACACTGGGGGCCACCGTGCTCCTCCAGTAAGGAACCGCCGTGGCCGTGCCGTCCATCGTCCGCTACGCGCAGGTCATCACGAACGAGGTAGATAGCACGACCGTCTCGTTCGCGGCGACGCCAGCCGTGGGCAACCTGTGCGTGGTGTTGCTCTCGCAGTGGCACACATCTGGCGATTCCGACTGCACGGTCACAGACAATCAGGGCAACACCTATACGCGCGTTGGGTTCGCGACGGTGGCCATGCGATACAGCGGCTACTACATGGCGCAGGCGTTCGTCGCGCCTATCGGAACGGCGAGCGGCACGTTCACAGTCACGGTGAACAACGACGGGACTGCGTACTACACCGTTGGCTTGTTTGAGATTGAGAACGTCACGACGGACACGACGAAAACTGAGGGCGTGACGACGCAGACGCTCGCGTTGGGCACGAACTTCGACCTTGACTTGCCGGTGACGACGGTCGCCGATTGCCTCGGTATGATGGTCGTCGCCGGAGGCATTGGCTCTACAAGCGCCGACGGACTGACGGAGGACGCGAACTGGGCCCAGCACGCGGGGGTCTACAACTTCGACAACTACAACTACATGGGGTTGTACGTCCTGACGCGCGCGGCGGCGACGCAGGGCGGCAACTACGACTTCGACGGCTCGTTCACCGACTCGGCCGACGCGGCGGGCGTCGCGTTCTTTATTCGGGGCAGCAGCGGCACGGGGCAGACCGCACGCCCTACCAGTGACATCAGCGCGGGCGCGTGGACGCCCAGCGACGGGAGCGACCTGTTCGCGATGGTCGACGAGGCCTCGCCCAGCGACACCGACTACATCACCAGCGAGGCCACGAACGAAGACACGGCGGTCTTGGCGCTTGGGGCGTTGAGCACCCCCGGCGCCGGGACCGTCACGCTGTCGATTCGCGGGCGGTGGGTGTCGTAAATGGCGTGGTCCTATATCGGCAACGCGCAAGGCACTCCGGCGGCGAACCCGACCAGCGGGTCGTTCACCGTCCACGCCAACACGCAGGCCGGGGACCTCGTCATCGCGCAGTGGTACTCCCGCGCGGGCGCGAAGACGTTCACGCCGCCGAGCGGCGTCGGGGTCACCACTGAGATTGACGTCAGCACCGCGAACGGCGGCCATCTCTGGGTCGGCTGGTGGATTGCCGCAGGCAGCAGCGACAGCAAGTCGTGGTCGGCGAGTAGCGTTGCCAACGGCTCCACCGGGTGGGGCACCGCGACGTTCCGCACGGGGAACACCTCGGCCCCGTTCCGCTACAAGGCGAACACGGCTGGCGGCTCCACGAACGCGCCCAACCCGCCGAGTGTCAGCACGGCGAGCGGCGACATGGTCGTCTGTGGCTGGGGCCACATGGACGACTACGGCACGGTCGGCAACCCCGCCAACTTCACGACCGCCGGGATGTGGGAAACCACCGCAGGCACCGATGCTAGTGGCGGGATGGCCTACGACCTTGACGGCGGCACGGGGAGCGCAGTAGACCCCGCGTCATTCACCGGGATGTCGGCGGCGAACTACTGGTACGCGTGGTCCGCCAGCATCGATGCGTCGCTCCCAGCCAAATTGCTTGCTGCTAGCGCGACCATCGACGCGACCGCCGCGACCGCGCTGACGACCCCGAAACCACTAGCCGCATCGGCGACCGTTAGCGCTACGGGCGCGACGGCCCTCACGACGCCCAAGACGCTCGCCGCCAGCGCGACGGTCAGTGCCACGGGCACGTCCGCGCTGGCGACCCGCGTCGCCCTCGCCAGTTCCGCCACGATCACCAGCACGGCGACGACGATGCTGGTGGAGTGGCGCATCGAGTTGCGGCAGACCTCGACCGTCATCGCCACACGCCGACTGGGCCTGACGACCAGCTTCGCCACGACGGACATCGCGCTGACGACGACGGAGCGCAACGCGATTACCGACTGGGCCGCGTTGCGGGTGGCGCTAATCGTCTCGGGCCGCGTCGCGGACGTGTCGTGGGTGGCGCTGACGGCCCCGGCGGCGGGAGGCACGACACGCGCGCTCGCCGCGAGTGCCACGGTCACGGCCACGGGCACGAATGCTCTGACCACGGCAGTGAAGCTGGCCGCGTCGGCGAGCGTCAGCGCGGCCGCCGCCTCCTCGCTGTCCACGAGGATTGCTCCAGCTAGTACCGCCAGTGTCACGGCGGCAGGCACCGCGGCCCTGACCACGCGCCTCGCGCTTCGGGCCGCAGCGGGCGTCGCGGCCAGTGGCACGGCGGTGTTGGGGACGCGCGTCGCTCCGGCGGCGGCGCTGAGTGTGGCCGCGACGGGCACCTCGGCGCTGACGACGGCGGTGCGACTGGCGAGTGCGGCGACCGCCAACGCGTCGGCAGCGGTGGACCTGCCGGCGGCGTCTCGGTTCGCGGTGTCGGCCCCGGTAACGGCGGCGGCGACCGGA